TTTACACTTTAGGAAATTGGGGTGTGCTCGGGGATGTGATCTTTACCAATTGGAAAGTCAAGGATCTTTCCCAGGAACGAAAAACTTTTGACAATATCCGGAATGGACTTGACTTTGGGTTTGGAGCTGATCCCGTAGCTTTTAACCGAATGCACTATTACAAGAAACGAAAACGATTGTATATTCTGGATGAGTTCAACGGGCATGGGCTTACTAATCCACAACTTGCCAAAGAAATAAAGCCGATTGTCGGAAATGAGAGGGTTGTCTGTGATAGTGCTGAACCGAAAAGCATTATGGAACTTCGAAATCTGGATGCCCATAAAATAAATGCAGTTGGGGCAATGAAAGGTCCGGATAGTGTGAATTTCGGAATTCAATGGTTACAGCAACAGGAAATTATTATCGACAAACGATGTCAGAACACAATTAATGAATTCCAGTCCTATCAATGGAAAAAGAATGCTGCCGGGGAAACTTTGAGAATACCGGTGGATAAGGATAATCATCATATCGATGGTATCCGATATGCTATGGAAGGTGACATGGAGCAACGAATTGCAAGGGTGATCAAATGACCGAACCAACAAAAGCAGACTTACAGGATCGATTGAAAAAGCTCCAGACCCTCCAGCAATTAACCGGGACACTTCTTTCCCGTATCTCCCATTTCGGGCGGCTGGGGTATGAATATGATGGGGACCGGGATTTGTATGAAGTCCTCGGTTATAAACTGGATCTTACCTTTGAGGATTATTATGCACAGTATCGGCGGCAGGACATGGCGAAGACCGTAATCAATAAACCGGTCAATACCACGTGGCGAGGACCTGTCACAATCGTCGAATCGGATGACGCAGATGATACCCCGTTGGAAAAAGAATGGAAAGAACTGGACAAACGATTGGGAATGAAATCCATATTTACCCGACTGGATCGGTTAACCCGGCTCGGTGAATATGGTATTCTGTTTTTGGGTTTGAGCGACACACAGACCAAGGAACAACTTCTTCAACCCGTAACTGGTAAACCAGAATTGATTTATGTCAAACCACTCGCCGAACGAAATGCCGAGATTAAGACATGGGTAACTGATTCCAATGATGAACGATACGGTTTGCCACTTACCTATCAGATCACCGTTTCCATGCCGGGGTCTGATAGTACCCAGGAATTGCAAGTCCATTATTCCCGTGTCATTCACATTCCCGGTGAGGCTCTTTTGGAAAATGAACTTCGGTCCGCCCCCGCCTTGGAAGTAGTCTGGAACCGGCTTAAGGATTTAGAAAAGATTGTCGGCTCATCCGGCGAAATGTTTTGGCGTGGGGCAAGACCGGGGTATCAGGCGAAAACGAAAGAAGGGTATTTAATGTCACCTACGTTCGCCGAGGATATTCAAGAGCAGATCAATGAATATGAGCATAATCTTCGAAGGTTTTTGGCTTTGGATGGCACTGAATTAGAGGCATTGACCGCTCAAGTAGCCGATCCCCAGAACCATGTGGAAGTCCAACTCATGATGATCAGTGCAGTAACTGGTATTCCTAAACGTATCCTGGTCGGGTCCGAACGTGGGGAACTGGCCTCATCCCAGGATCAGAAAAACTGGTTTGACACGATTCAATCACGCAGAGAGGAGTATGCAGAACCGGTTATCATTCGTCCTTTCGTGGACCGGTGTGTAGACTATGGGATTTTGCCACCGGCTGGACAGGAGGGCTACTCCATTGGTTGGAAATCTCTGCATGAACAATCCGACCAGGATAAAGCCAATGTTGGCAAGACCAGGTCTGAAGCGTTGAAGAATTATGGATCAGTGGCTGTGAACCAAGATGTCATGCCGCTGGAATCGTTTTACCGGTTGATTCTTAATTTGACGGATGATGAAATTGAGCTGGTTATGAGACAGCAGAGGGATGCGATTGATAGGGAAGAAAATGATTTTGTGGAAGGGGTGGTGGTTTGATGTTAACAATTTCAAGCACTGAAATAAATAAGGAACTAACCGAAATTTGGCCTTCACTTTTTGAAGTATGGTGCTTCGATCCGGTATATCCATTACTCAGCTATGAATACATAGAATCAAGACTACACGGTGGCTGGTGGTTTGATGTTAATGAAATAAAAGCCGATGATCCTGATCCGTGCAACCACCTTGCTCTGCAACAACATGCTTTCGTGAGGCTGAATGAATTTTTACCTTTCGGGCAAGCTTTTGGTGACAGATTTAACGGATGGTCTGGGGCGCACATGAATAACATTTTTGTGTGCATCGATGGAGTTTACATCGTTAACCCTGGAAAGCGTGAAATTATCAAGGCTAATTCAAAAAAAGATAATGTATTATGGGTGAGGTTTTGATAGGACTTTAAAATGAAATTATATTGTGAATTCAACTAACTACTTCAGAGAAGACAATGGAACATTGGCTAGTTTCAAACGTACACTGGATTCTTTCCACAATTTTTTATCTTGGCGTAATGGTTGGCACAGTAATTGTAATGCGCAAACAAATAGCACAACTTGACAAATCCATTGTCGAACTTGCAAAAACTGTTACAAAAATGCAGCTCAACATGATTGATAAGGAAACATGTGGAGATAATCGAGACAGGTGTGGAGCGTCAATTTGTGGTAAAATAGATGGCTTCATCAGTCAACTGTCTGAAGATAGGAAAAATCACCGAGAAGATGTAAATAGAGTCTTTGACGCAATAACGAAAAACCGAGAAGAAGTTCTTTCGGCGGTAAAGGATTTGCGTAATGGGAAATCGAATTGAAGAATTTGGAAAGTCCATTGATGCCTTGAATGCTCTCATTAATTGCATTGAAGACAAAGGTCAGCGTAGGGATCATCAGTACCAAAGTATTCGAGGCAAGATCGATGGGATGGAAAACCAAATAGCACATCTGAACAAAATGGTGCAACGACAAGAAACAAGGATTTATGAGTTGCAACAATGGCGAGATAGCCAGAAGGATGATGGGAGATGAGCGAAACTTTAGAAGCAAGAATCGAGCGTCACGAAGGCAGACGTCTTAAACCGTACAAAGATTCTGCCGGGAAAACCACAATAGGGATCGGCAGGTGCCTTTCACTGGATAAAGGAGAGGTTTAAAAAATGAAATTCCCACATTGTCTGATAGAATTCACCGGACACACGATGTTGACGAAGTATCCACCGTGGTTCGTCTACAAGCCTGACATTCATCGGGTACGCGGGGAGGATGTCAGGAGGGTGCTTGACGCAGTTCAACCGGGAGATATTCTTCTTAGACGCTTTGATGGATACTTAAATACGATATTCACGCCAGGTTTCTGGGGGCACGCTGGATTGTACCTTGGAGATAATCAAGCTGCTCATGCTGTAAGCCAAGGATGTATCGAGGAAGATATACTCAATTTCTGCCGTGCGGATGCTGTGGCTGTTCTGAGGCTCATTGATGGTGATTCTGAGAGAGTATGCGCGCAAGCAAAATTGATCATAGGAATGCATGTTCCGTATGACTTTGATTTCAGTGGAACGAACGACACGTTCTACTGCACGGAGTTCGTTGATGTTTGCTGTGACCATGATTTTCGACATGATTATACAATGGTTGCAGGACATCGTATTCTGACGCCAGATGCAATTTATCATAGCAGTCAAACGGACCTCGTGATCCAGGTTAATTACATGGGACCGGATAAAGGTTCCGTAAATCGTAAATCTTAAAAAAGGAGAAACACAAATGTTAAAGACCTACAAAGGCAACACAATGAAGGCGTTTTTGATCATGATGGTTTTGACTTTCATGGCTTATGGATGTGCTAGTACACAGTCAACCGAAGAAACTCAGTCGCCAACAAAAATCGCATACACAACTATCAAGTCTGCTGCGATTGCATATGAAACGGTCATGTCTGCACTCGGGGATTTAAGTAAGGAAGGGAAAATAACAGACGAACAAAAAACAATGATCATTGAATATGGAAATAAGTTTTGGACTGCTTACCATACTGCCGTTGATGCTCTGTATGCGTACAAGCAATCTGGTGAGGAAATTAATCTCACCAGTTCGATTGTGACATTGACCTCTGCTTTGTCGTCTTTTTTGGAATACTCAGCAGAAATTACAAAATAGGAAAGGAGGGCGAAAATAATGAAACTTGAATTCTTGCTTGCAGTCGGAACTTTGGTTTCTAAGTATGGGATTAGTGGCGCCATTCAGATTTTAGCTGTCTGGAAAACTGAAGGAGAACCTACTCTGGAGGACATCCGGGCATTAAAAGAAATGGTCCCGAAACCTGAAACGTATTTCGAGGAAGAATAATGATCAACATTGACAATTACATAGTTGATTTCGTGTCAAACAACTGGATCTCTTTGTCTCTGGTGTTGGGAGCCTTGAAAATCATTGCAAAGATGACAAAAAGTGTTGTGGATGACCAAATATCTACTTTGCTATCTGGGGTATTCTCGACGATCAGGGGCAAGGGGTTTTCGCCGGCACCAGAAAATGACAATCCAACCCTCATGAAGCCACCCGAACGTGGAGAATTGGTGGAATAATGACACAGATGGTCAACCATAAACGACATACCCGTTCAGGTAGGATTACCATGCAAGTTCTGAATGGGTATGACCCAACAAGGACTACGACTTTGCGGAATCAGTTTGCCGCTGAAATGGGCAGACGGTTTCGAAGGTTGAGAGGACTGGTTCGTAAAGCTATTATCCAGCAGGATTGCTTTGGGTTGAAACGGAATGATTCTCTTTTTCTTGTTCAAACGGATTTACCTAGATTCCGGCAGTTTGATTTCCCCCGGTCCAGTGACAAGATTGAAGCTTTTATGGAATGGTTTCGTGAAGTGGAAGGGAACGAGATTCTGGATCTTGCGGATCGTCATAGGGTAACGCAGATCGGGCGGGGCGTTGAAGAAGCATGGACAAATCTTTACGTTCAAACGGCATACCAGAAAGGGATTGTACGAGCCAGGAATGAGTTGCGAAGGGCCGGGGTTGATATTCCTGTGACGGAAACCGGTGGCGAATTGAATGTGGCTTTTAATCAACCTTTTCATCTTGATCGAGTAGGATTGCTTTACACGCGTGTTTTCAGTGACCTGAAAGGAATCACGACCGCGATGGATACTCAGATTAGTAGAGTGCTCGCCCAGGGGATTGCAGATGGGAAGAATCCAATCCCATTAGCTGATTTGTTGGTTAAGACAATTTCCGGTCCTGTGGGGGATCTCGGAATAACGGATACACTTGGGAGATTCATTCCAGCGGAACGAAGGGCAAAGATGCTAGCCCGGACGGAAATTATTCGAGCACATGCACAAGCGTCTTTGCAAGAGTATAAGAACTGGGGGGTTGAAGGGGTCACGGCAGAAGTGGAATTCGTGACGGCGGGGGATGGAAGGGTTTGCCCAATTTGTGCAGGGATGCAGGGGAGAACGTACTCATTGGAGCAGGCGGGAAATGTGATCCCTGTTCATCCGCAATGTTTTATTGATAGACAAATACCTATTTACACGTCCAGAGGTTGGAAAAAAATTGGTGATATACAGTTAGGAGATTTGGTATTAACGCACAAAGGTAGATTTCGTAAGGTGACTAAATTATATATTACACCTAAACAAAAACCAAAAGTGATTCGGTTTTTTATCAAAGGGTTTCAAAATGGTGGGTTGACCATGACGGAAGATCATCCTGTTTTGGTTACACAGGCAGGTATCACAATGTCACGTTGGAAGTCTGCAAAAGATGTAGTTGAAACTGATCAAATCTTATTATTGGCGAGTAAATGTGCAAGATGTGGTATTTCCATACCATATTTTAGAAAATACTGCTCCCATACTTGTCAAAGTTTAGATGTAACTGATCAGCAATGGTCTGATCCGGCACATAGGAAAAATATATCGAATAAAGCAAAAATCCAAATGTTGAGAGAATATTCAACTGGACAAAGGGACCCTTTTGTAATTACTAAGAAGGCAAACAGTTCGACTCGTAGAATGGTACAGGAAGGCATGCATCCTTTTCAACAGGAGGAAGTTAGAGAAAGAATGAAGAAGGTGACAAATCTTCCAAAACATAGAAAAGCTAGTTCGAAAAGAATGAAACTTAATAATCCAATGAAAGATCCAGTTATTCGTAAAAAAGCCACACTTTCTTTAGAAAAGTTTCTTGAAGAACATCCTGAAAAAAGATTGAATTCACGAATGGCAAAGCATAGGAAAAGTGGTAAAAAGACTTGGATTGAAGAGAGAATGGCTCAGTTATTGGATCATTTAGGAATTCATTATGTTTTTCAATATCCTATTTTACGATATGATGTGGATTTTGCTATACCTCATTTGAAAATTGCAATTGAATGTGATGGTGAATATTGGCATCAGGATAAGAAGAAAGACGCTGTTCGACAAAAAAGAATAGAGAATGAAGGATGGTTTGTTCTTAGATATACAGGAAAGAAAATAAATCAATGTTTAAATGAGATTGAGATGGAGTTGTCCCGAGTATTTATGAATCATACCGGCGATTATGAATTTATAAAGTATCCCATTTCAAAAATTGAAACACGAGAATTAAAAAGGTCACGAACTCTTTATAATTTTAGTGTAGAAGAGGATGAGTCATATATTGCAAAAGGGATGATTGTCCATAATTGCAGATGTGCTTGGTTACCAAAGGTTGTGGAGGATTAGAAAATGCAAATAAATGAACTGACATTACATCAGGAAGCATATCAAGTTGAGTATGTCAGTCAGAACGGCCGAAGGTTTATGGTTATTCCGGTTGCCATGATGACGGAGGGTGTGCATTGTGGAAGTCATGGTTCCATTTTTCACCCGGCTGAGGAACTTTCACGTCACCCGGAATCATGGAATGGCGTTCCTGTTGTGATCCATCATCCTTCCCGTGATGGATCTTATGTTTCAGCTCGTGATCCTGAAATAATTGGCAATGAGGAAGTCGGACGCATTTACTATACCCGGTGGGACGGGAAGCTCCGGGCACAGGCTTGGTTGGATGAGTATCGAATTCAAACGGCTCACCCGGAAGTGCACGAATGGATAAAACAGGGGAAACCCATGGACGTGTCCACTGGTGTTTTCACTGACGACGATATTGTTAATGGAACTTGGAATGGTGAAGATTACTCAGCCATAGCCCGAAATCATAGACCGGATCATCTCGCGTTACTGCCCGGTGAGCGAGGAGCGTGTTCCTGGTCGGATGGCTGCGGAATCAGAGCCAATGAGAAAGGAGGTGATGAAGTGGTCTCTTTAGAAAACGGTCTGGATTTGACCGTGGAGGATAATGTGAAAATGCTCAAGGCATTGGTTTTGACTAATGCCAGAGGTATGAAATCTTTGGTATCAATAATTCAGCAAAAACTTGACGCGATGGATACCGATTCCCGGATTCATTTCTTGGAGGAAGTATTTGATGATGGCACGTTTGTTTACCGTGTCACCATGCGGGAAACACCCGGTGGAGAATCTTTTTATCGTCGGGATTATACCGTAAATGATGATGAAAGTGTTGAGTTTGGGATGGAACCGGTTCCTGTCAGGAAGCAGGAAAATTTTATAACCTTGAAAAGTGATGAGGAGGATGTGATGGCGAATAAGAAGCAACCCTGC